AGACAGATATAGCTCAGTGGCTTATGGCAACTATATTGCTACCGTATTAGAAAGACAGTTAAACAAACAAACTGAATATGACGTTGAAGATGAACTAGTCTATTTTTAAAAGATATGACGTTGAAGATGAACTAGTCTATTTTTAAAAGAAATGAGGTGAAACATGGTAACCTTAAATAAAGTTGACATTGAGTCTGAAGAGTATAAGCAAATGCTGAATGACTATTCAACTTATACTTCTACATTTGCTTCCGGCTTTATCTCAAATATGTTTTCCAATGGCATTGTTACGGAAATTGAGGCCGAACAATTAAAGAATTATTTTTCTAACCCCGATGAATTTCAAGAAGAAATTGAAGATCTTGCTGAGTATTTTTACATTTCGACTGCAGAGATTCACCAATTGTTTGAATTGATTGAAGCCCTCCCTACCCTCAACTATAAAATTGACTCCTTTAATAAAGTTAAGTCTTCAGATAAGCACATTTCCCTTTTGAATAAATCCTTACATAAGGTCAAACATAAAAGACTTACTAGGGATCTGTTAAAACAGGTAGCTACAGCTGGCACCCTTGTTGGCATATGGCTTGGGGATGCTAAAAACCCCTATCCGTTTATTTTTGATGAAATTAAATATGTATTCCCCTCCTTTAGAAGAAATGGAGACTGGGTATGTGTAGTTGACATGGAGCTGTTCACTAAGTATAAAGATGATCACAGAAATGAGTTGTTAAAAAGCCTCTCCCCTTATATTAAACAAAGCGATTATGAAAACTTCATGAAAGATCGAGAGAAATATCGATTTAAGGAATTGCCACAAGAAAGAACTTTTCCACTACGCACAGGGACGCTAAAAAGAAATCAAGGGTTGGGAACATCTTGGGTTACCCCAGGTCTATATGACGTTCTCCATAAAAAGAAACTTAAAGATGTTGAAAGATCGATTGCAAATAAAATTATTAACGCTGTTGCAGTTCTAACGATTGGAACAGATAAAGGTAATGGCGAATACACAAACATGAAGCTGCCTAAAGCAATTAAACAAAAAATTCACGGTGGAGTTAAAGCAGCTTTAGAGAAGAACCAAAAAGATGGAGTAACTGTAGTATCAATCCCTGACTTTGCTGACATCAACTTTCCAGATGTTAAAGCAGATGGATTAGATGGAGCAAAGTTTGACCATATCAATAGCGACATTCAATCTGCTTACGGCTTATCCGGCTCCCTTTTAAATGGTGATGGGGGTAACTACGCAACATCGTCGTTAAACTTGGATACATTTTATAAGCGTATTGGTGTTTTAATGGAGGATATTGAACAAGAGGTTTATCAAAAGTTATTCAACCTTGTTTTGCCTGCTGCCCAAAAAGACAATTACTATATGAATTACGATAAAGACAAGCCGCTCACTCTTAAAGAAAAAATGGACATTTTAATTAAATTAAACGATAAAGGTTGGTCTATTAAGCACGTAGTTGATAATTTGGCAGGAGTGTCTTGGGAAAGCTACCTTGAACAAACTCTATATGAAACTGAAGAGCTGAAACTCCAAGAAAAAATTAGACCTTATCAAACTTCATATACCTTCACTGGGAATGAAGCAGGCCGTCCAAATAACGGAAATAAAAACAACGACAACACAGTGAAGTCAGCTACATCCAACGGTAATGACAATCCTATTTAAAACTTCACTTTTGAAGGGAGGTGAAATTATTTGACAAAGAAGCAAAAGAAAAAACTATGCCAACTTCAATTGAATGAGATTAAAACATCAGATGACCCAACAAAGTTGTCATGTAGCTTTGTCATTTTTGATTTCGATGTCTCTCACAATAACGCAGTAATTTCAAAGGATGTTGCTCTTGAGGCTGCTTCAACAATTATTAATAAACCGATTGTTGCAAAATATTACGAGGTTGATGAATTAAATACTTCTACAGATGCATTGGGAACTCATGAAGCTTATCTAGACACAGACAAGCACGGAGAACTTGAAGTAAAAAGAGATACTGCTCCAATTGGTGTCTTTACTTCTGAGGGATACATAACTGAAATTGAAACCCCAGAAGGTAAGAAAGAAGTATTGGCAGCAGATGCAATACTTTGGAGCTCCCGATTTAAAGATGCATGTGAACTTTTACTCGAATGGTATGGTCGAGGCATCAACATTAATACAAGTTGTGAGATCCTTTATTCAAATTACACCATGCAAGATGGTATTGAACACCTACAGTCCCCTATCTATTTCGAAGGTCATGCAATTTTAAATTCAGAGAAACGAGGAGAGCATGACATTGTCCTCCCCGCTTATGATTCTTCCAAACTTCTTAGCTTTAATGAAATTCAACAATTTGAAAGATTAGTTGCTCAAGCAGCTACAAGACAAAATAATGAGGAAGGTGAAAAAATGAATAAGTTTAGAAAAGTGTTTGAATTGTCTCATTCTGACGTTCGAACATTTCTTTATAACCAATTAGATCCAACCCTTGACAAGGAGTCAGCATCTTATATTGCAGATGTATATGATACTTATTTCATCGTAAACGTGTATAGCTGGTCAGATGACAATAGCTATGACAAATACTTTAAGTTCAATTACACAAGAACAGGCGATACTGTTTCAATTGATTTTGACAGTAAAACTGAGGTATTCATGACACGTAACTGGGAGGAAGTTGTTCCTGAACCTATTCAAACACAACTTAACCAAAAAGATGAGCACATTAAAGATTTAACAAAACAAGTAAATCAAATCAATAAGAATAAGGCAGATATTGAACAGCAATTCAACACTGCCAGTGAAAAGCTTGTGCAATTAAATTCTGAAGTGGAACAATTGAAGCCTTACAAAGAAAAACACGAGAAAACTTTATTAGAGCAAAAACTAAATGAGAAAAATGAATTCTATAGAGCGAAATTTGAAGCTTTAAATGCTGAGGAAAAATTCAGTACAGAAGAAGTACAAAACCTTATCCATGCTTCGGTTAAACAAGATGAAGAAGGAGAAAAAGCTGTATTACAACTTAACACAATGTTAGTTGATTTAGTTAGTGTTCCTACTGAAACAAATACAACCATTAGAGAATTTTCAAGTAAACGGGAAAATTTAATCCCTAACGATGACTCTTTTGAATCACGCTTTTCACAATAAATTTTAAACTTGGAGGAATAAAATATGGCTACAAGATTACAAAAAGCCCTTACTGAAGTAGGTAATCATACTACTGGAAACTTGAATTCTTTAAAAATCAAAACAGTTGCTCACGGTGCAAAAGTGACTGGTTCAGACATTGATAACTTTATGCTTGTTGAACTTGGTTTTGATGCTGAGGGGAACCGTACAGCTTCGAAACTATCAGATAAAACAAAAAAAGCATATTTAATTGCATCTCCTGAAGCACGCTACCTTGGTGAATCAATGAGAGATTTTTATAACGGTGTAGGAGAACATGCTCGAATTGTTATCCTTGAGCCAGCTTATACCCGTTTTGATGTTTCTGCATTTTCATTTAATACAGGAGTGACTGAGGTTAAACAAGGTCAAGTAGCTCACTTTGATATTGCTACTCAAAAGTATATTCTCAGTGATCCTGCTTCACCTCATGAGGATTATGCTGATTCTTCTGCTAAGTTCCTCGTTGTAAATAATGAAGATGACCTTGTTTACACAATGGGACAAAAACTTGTTCGCCTTGAAGTAATCGAGGCCTAATACATAACAAATAAATTTCAATAAAAGGAGTATTTTAAATGAATTTAGATACTGTGAAAATCAAAGGCTTGTTTAGCCGTGTATTAAATAACAAAATGGACGGTACAGACCAAGCTGATATCCAAACTTACATTAAGAAAGTGTTTGGTGATGGCGGTACTACACCTGACCCTTCCATGCTCCATCAATTTAATAACCTTGTCGTTGAACAAGCAGATGAAATTGCGAAACCAAAAGTAACACAGCTCCTCTCCCTTTTGGCCAATGTCCAACAAGAAAAACGAGGCAATATTAAAGAAATTAAAATTCCGAAAAAGAATAAGGCAAAAGTCATTTGGTCTGCTACAGGCTCTGGTGTTGATTTAGTTCGTGTTGAAGGACAAGAAACAGTTCCTGCTGTTCCGAAAACTATGTCAACTGGTTTCTATTATGAACCACTAGATCTTGTAACAGATTCAATTGTTTACTTCAATAAATTGGTGAATGATATTGCAGATGCTAAAGTCCGTTTGTACCTCGATAAAATTCATCAATTAACTGCAAGCGCAATTACAGCTGGTAAAATTCCTGCAAAAAATGTTCAAACAGGCTCAAACCTTACTCTTCAACAATACAACAAAGTAGCTTCCGTGCTTCAACGTTATGGTGGAAAACCTATCTTCGTAGCTGATACCCTTCTTATCGACTACTTCGCATTCCAACAAGGAACAGACTCCACGTTTAAGAACTTCTTAACAGAAGAAGTAAAAGGAGAACTCCTTACTGCCCTAAATCCAACTACAATCGGCAGAACAACTGCTGTTAACCTCACTAACCCATTTACTGATGATACAAATAGTAAAGTCGAACTTCCTGTCAACAAAGGATATATGTTTGCCGGCGGCGTTTCTCAAAAACCATTTTCTGTTGTTGAGTATGGCGGACTACGTCAATTGACTGAACAAGACATTGAAGATGAAAGAATCAAAATGAAAATTGTTCAAGATGCTTCTGTTAACCTTCTTTTTGGAGAAGCAATCGGAATTATTGAAGAACAAGCTGCAGTATCTATCTAAATCAAAATATGAGGATTTTTTAGGAGGATATAAATTTGACTGAAAAAATTAAGTTAGCACGATACAGAAGTACATCTTATTTTGTAGGGTATACCGGAGATGGTGGGCATAAACAATACACTTGGGCTGGAAGTAAAAATGGGAAGGCCGATATTAAAGAAGTTCCCAAAGAAGTTGTTGAATGGCTCACAATGAACAGCGTTTGTTTCGATAAAGGTGAATTAGTTATTATTGAAGATAATGATACAACCAAAGAAATTAAAGATTCTATTGTTGAGTCGGAGGCTTATGAAAATAACATCCACACCAAAGAACAAATTGAAAAGATGATTAAATCGGGAAATATTGCTCAACTAAAAAATAAGCTCGATAAAATCACAGTGGATTCTGAGAAGCAATTTATTATTGACGTTGCTTCAGAATTTAGCGATGACATTGCTGCAGGCAAATTAAAAGTTTTGGCTGATTGGATGGGAGTCGCTGATCCTTCCCTTCTCTTTGACTAAGAGGAGGGATTTTTATGACATCTTATGATCAAATATGGGAAACCTTTTTAAATAACTGTGAAACATCTGATTTTGATGTTCCTCAAGAAGAAGAGGACATTTATAAATCAATTCGAAATGCGATCCTTCATTTCAATAACCGGCTTAGAGACAATTTAAAAGCTGATAATTCAACTGAAACTGTTAATCGAGAATTATCTGAGGATGATCTTCTTATTCTTGCACACTTCTTGAGATACATCTTTTTGTTAAATAAAAAGACCTTGTTTGAGAATACGTGGCAGCCCTTCACTAATGACGTGGGGATCAAGAACTTTGGCACACAACTCAATTCTCTTAAACAAAGTGTAATAGATCAGAAAAACGAAATTGAACGTTTGATATTGAATGCTGCGGTGGATTATCTATGAGTACAATTAAAGTTAAATCTGCAAATAAAGATGGACAAATAAAGCTTGAGGACTTAGATGTTTTTTGCAATAAACTGTGTAAGAGAAACAATTCAGTCCTTTTCAAATTGGAGAAATACCTTAATAAAAAGCTGCTAAGTGATCCTGAACTCACAGAAATCAGGGACATTATTTAACAGTAAGTGGTGAATTAAGCAGACTTAGGGATAACTTAGTAACAGACGGTGATTCGAATGAAGGACTACAGTAATTACCACAAGGTTAACATTAATAATAAACTTCTTCATGATGGTAAGCTTATTTTCCAACAAGGCCTTAAGGGGTTTGAATCTGAAAAAGTCACAATTGATGGAATCGAAAAAACAGTAATGATCACCTCTAAGTACTCTAGTGGCGATGGTTCTGCAAGATATATATTAGGTGAAATTGCTGACATTTATCGTGGCGGAGTTGTTAAGTTTAATGATGAAACATGGCTCATCACCTCCCACCCTCTCAGTAATAAGATTTACAAAAAGGCTGAGATAAAAATATGTGGAACATCATTTTTTCTTACTTCAGAAGACAAGCTAATCGATACTGGCAAAATTAACGAAATCACAGGTAAGCCAATTTATGAAAAAGTACCTGGTGAAAAAACTGAAGTCCCCTGCATATTCGAAAGGACAACTTCAATAAATGGAACTGAATTGGCTGTAAATCTTCCAGATGGTCAAGCAAACATTACAATTCCTTATCTTGTTCATGAAAAATTGAAAATTGGACTTACTCTCACCTTCTTTGGCGAAGATTATCAAGTCGATGATATAGACTTTTCTAAAGTTTATGGAGACCATGGAACAATAAAATTGGTAGCCAAAAAGAAAGTTGGTGAAAAGACATGAGCATGACTGTTGAACAGATGACAAAAATCTTCAGATTAGTTATGGATGATGTTGAACTGAATCGGCTCTTGTATTACAAAACTGATCCTCTCTCCCCTTTTCATCCAGATGTTCAATCACTCGAAAATTATTATGTCTCCACAAATGACTCTCCCGCTATAATCAATACCATATTCAAGCGAGCACCTAAAACAGATGATCTATCAGATTCACCATTATGTAGAATGTGTGTTTATTTAGGGAATGCGCTGCCCAAGCCGACAAATCAAAGCGCTATGCTTCTGGATCAAGACTTGATGATTGATGTTTTCACCCATATTAACACCTTTGAAGAAACTGAATTTAGAAATCTTAAGATTAATGACAGAATTAATAAACTCTTGTTCAATCAGAATTTTGCTGGTATTGGTAAAACAAACTCTTATAAAAGACTGTTAATCACTAATCCACCTGACGGTTACCTCGGATATAAATTAATATATACCTTTGGGGCGATGAAATGATTGATAGTGAATTCTTTATAACCGGTGAACCAATCCCTACTGAATTTGGCGATTGTCGATTTATAAAAGTTAAGGAATATGCACTTTTAACTCCGTACCTCAGCTGGTTTAAGATGTCTAAGAAAGAGATTATTTATACTTACAGCAAAAAGGAAAATAATCAATTTGGCCAATTAGATGGTCTTATTGCCGAACTTAAAAAACTGTCTTTATTTGAAATTACAAGTATCCTTCCGAATTTTAAAGAAGCGTATGAAGTAATATTTAGTACAGTTTTTAATGGTGTTGAAATTTTAGAGAAACTTACACCGGAAAACTTTGAAGCCCTAAGAGAATTGGTCTTGAGAATGTCTTGTCTAAAAGAGGAAAAAATCAGCTCTAACCCAGAGATCCAGCGAGCTAACGAGCGCAGCAAAAGGGTGAAAAGTCAGGATTCAGATATGGTTGATATGGCAGACATCATGAGCAGTGTTGCTGCTCACACTGGATATTTGTACAAAGATATAAATGAAATGACTCTGTTTCAGTTATACATGACTTACTACAGAGTTGGTCAATTCAAACAGTACGATACCTCCACCCTGTTTGCAACCGTTTCACCTGATGCAGCCAAACACATGGAAAGCTGGGGAAAACATATCGACTTATTTGAAGAAGAAAAACACTATATAAGCAGAGAAAGTTTCATGAAACAAACTAAAGGTTTTGGTAAAGGCAGCTCATAGCTGTCTTTTTTATTATTTAAGGAGGCAACAATTAGATGAAAACAGTTATTCAAGATACAGCTGACGTTTATTTTAAACGAAAATCTGACGGTAAGCTTGTATTCACAGCCGAGGCACAAACAGCATCATTCTCCCAAGCAATCTCCGAAGAAAAACTCAGAGGTGGAATCGGAAATAAACCACTTTACATTCTTAAATCTGAGAAGGAAATTAACCTAACTGTCAAAAATGCTTTCTTTGATTTAGAATGGCTTGCAATGACACAGGGTGAAACAATTCAGGAAGAAACAAAAGTAAAGGTTTTCGATAGAGAACATGGACTGATTGTAGATGATACAAACAAAGTTACTCTAAAAGGAAAACCTGTAAGCGATGTTACTTTCTATAACAAAAAAGGTTTAACATATAAGATTGCTGTTTCAACTGATGGCACATATACAATTCCAACAGCATTTGCGGCTGCTAAAGACAAACTAACAGCTGTGTATCAAATTGAAAAAGTCGGTAGACGTTTAGCCATTAAAGCCAGCAAGTTCTCAGAACGATATGAAGTTGAATATCGCACCATTGCTTATAACCCTGATACAGAAGAAGTTTACAGTGACATCTATATCCAGTTCCCTAATGTTTCTCCTTCAGGGGAATTTGAAATGTCATTAGAAAATGGAAATGCTTTAGCACCTGAAATTAAGTTTGAAGCGTTAGCAGATACAGATACAGACGAAATGGCTGTAGTAATCGAAGCAAGTAGAGATGAAAATACCGCAGCTCCGGTTGAGGATACAACAGGTTCAACTCAAAGCTCAGATCTTGGCGGAACAACTGAATAATTAAGGAGGCGTTTATTATTGCTTTTTTAAACCAGGACGGTGATAAATACACCTCTGCAAAAGATGATGGGACAGGTAATCCCATAACAGCTGTATCAATTGAACGTTCCACTGTCCCCTTGGAGGTTGGTCTCAATAATGACCAGCCTCTTAATGTTAATGTGGCCAACACTGCACTTGATGTAAATATAACTAATACGGCTTCTGTCCCTGTTTTGGTTAAAAACACTGCAGCAATTAAAACCCAAGTTCAAAAATCCTATTCTGAATTTGTTGTTACTGATGCTGATACCGTAGCTACAGGTGCAACTAAGTCTTATACAGTTGATCTAATCGATTCACTTGGTGTTTTCAGAACTTACGGTGTTGCTATGTACACAACTCAAACAGACAGCTCAAACAGCAAAGTTTTAGCAAGTATTTATTCCGTACCGAAAAACATCCCATATTATTCTGCAACTACATCAGGTAATGATAGTTCTGTTCTTTTTAACAGCATTGCCTTTGTTCAGAACTATCCTTTGCAAAAACAATTAACTTTCACTGCTCCAAAAATATATCTGACAGTTAAAGCAGCCGGCACAGTTGATCTAACTGGGTTAAAAATCGTTGTTTGGGGGATGGAATAATGACATTTGATGAAGTATGTGGTCTGTTCAAACAATTTGATGGTTTGGAACAAAAATTCCTAGTGCTATCAGATGGATCCTATATCAGTGTTGATGATTTCAAGCAACGCTTTGAAGGCGACTTCAATGAGTACGAACCTTTAAGTTCGCTTGAGTCATCCCCTTCTTCTACCCCAGCTTGGGAAGGTATATGGAAAAAGCTACAAGAGGATGGGCTTTTTGAATAAGTCCTCCCCTCTTGTTTTTCTAGATAAAAGACAGTTTTTATACAAATTAAGGAGGTGGAGTTGTTGACAGAAACGACTGAAAATGTCGTCATAACGATTCCAGACAAAACTTCATTTACTTTTCATGAAGCAACAACTGCCCCGTCTGAAGGTGAAGAATTTGTAGTGGGTCATTTTCAGACACTTACTGTTAAGATCTCTGGTTCCTCTACGTCAAGAGAAATAAAGTTTTATGCAGTTGATGAAAAGGGCGAGAAAACAGCATTATGCGGAGTCAATAGAACTGACTTCCAGCTATCTACAAGCACCTTATCCGCAAATGAGTATTGGGATTTCGATATTAGTGGACTCTTCAAAGTATGTTTTGAGGTGGTTTCAACTAATGGAGACATAACAATCAAAGGAACTGCGGTGAGCTAATTTGAGCAATAGTGAATTCATTGGACAGTTAAAACAGAACAACGTGCAAATTAACAACCTAAAAGAAAATTTTACCCAAACAGAAAAACATATGGTCAACCACGAGAAGAACTTAACTGACCAAATAAACCTCTTCATGGAACAGCAGAACTCTGAATTAAAGACCCACACTGAAAATACTTCGAACCCTCATAATGTCACAAAGAGTCAAGTTGGTCTAGATTTAGTTGACAATGTCCAGCAAGCATCTAAAGGTGACTTTGACACTCACAACACTGACATCAATAGACATGTTACGGCTGATGATAAAACAAAATGGAATAATGCACAGCTGTATAAAATTTCATCTGACTCAGGATCACATAAATTAGGGTTAGCTAATAAGGATATGTTTACTGAGTTAACGAACGCAAGAACATCAACCTTTTATACAAACTCAACTACAACAAATAATCCCAATGGAACTGTCTCATTACGTGGTCTTCAAATTGGTCAAGACGGAATTAGTGAAGTTTTAGGTATGGGTAATGATGGAACGACCTGGAGAAACACACAAAGCAATGGATGGAAAATATGGCGCCGGCTAATTGATACAGCTGACCTTTCATTCACATGGAATACAGCTACATTGCAAAATGGTTGGAAGCATTACAATGGTAGCGCTGACGTGCAATATGGGATTGATTTCTTAGGTAACGTCTATATTAGAGGTGCTACAAAAGATGGTGCAATTAATACAGCTGTTTTTACGCTCCCAAGTGGCTATCGTCCTTCCCAAGCTTTTAACTTTATCTCCTCTAATTCAACAGGCTCCTCTTCCCCTTCTATTGCAAGGATATCAATAGGCACAGACGGGACTGTCACAATTGAAAGTGTTGAAGCTGGAAACTCTTATGTTAGGTTAGATGCTATTTTCCGAGTTTAGGAAGGTGTTAAATGAAAAAATTATATAAATATGATGAAAATTTACTTTGGCTTCCTGGTGAAGAAATCGAAATTAAAGACAATGCTGAGATTCCCGCTGGTTATACAGATATACAACCTGAAAGTGGACTTTTCAAGGCGAAACTTAACGAGGAAACTGGCAAATGGTATGAATCCGCTTCACAGGAATACATTGATACATTATGCAACAACAATACTTCAGTATCCACGGAATTAGAGTTAAACAATCTAGTTGTAGATATTGGGAAGCAATTAACGAAGACCAAGCTAGAACTATTGCAATTGAAAGGAACTAGCTCATCATGAACTTTTGGGTTATAGCGCTAAATCAAGAATGGGCAAATACAGAGGAAGTAAAAATCGCTTATGGATACAATGATATATCTAAAGACGAATTAGCCCTTGGAGTTGAGAAAGGGTTAATTTCAGTGCAAGAATATGAAGCCATAACTAATGAAGACATTCAGCAATAAGGCTACATATTAACAGCTAAAATTCCAGTTGCCTTTCAACTAGGTATTTTTATTATTTCAAGGATATTAAAGGAGGATAATAAATGGCATCAAAAAAGTTGAATTTAGGTTTAATCGAGGAAAGTGTCAATAAGTATGACAAGAAAGAAAAAGTCCAATTAACTGGTGACGTACATGTATTCATCTATCCATACTTCTCTCCTTCTCGATTGACAAAAATGTTATCCGGATTGATTTCTGATCAAGAAGAAGCAAAAGAAGTAGGAATTAAATCATTTAAGGATATAAATCAAGTTCAGTGGGCATTCTTTTCACTAATTAAAGAGTTTACGGACTTGGGCATTCCAAATGACATTAAAAATAAAGTCAAATGGTATCTTAAACTCGTAGACTCAGAATTCTTCCCTTTAATTATCAATAGCTTCCCTAAAGAGAGTTTAGAAAAACTGGGTAAAGCCACTGTAATGCTGCAACAAAACATAGATGAGTTATCAAAAAGATCTCAGGAAGAAGCAAATAATCTTATCCTTCAGAAGGTCGAAGAGATTGAAAGTAACACTGATCCACAGTAATGGCGAAAAACATAAAAGAAATCAAAGCTATGGTTGAACAAGCTGCAATTCAGTCTATACATAAATCTTCCTCTAACGTTAAGCAAGTCATGACCAAAACAGGTCAAGATCATGTTGAAGAAGATGTTTACGGAAACTATAGCCCCCTACTCTATGAACGCACAGGAAAGCTTAAAGACGCTTTTATAACCGCAAACGAGAGTAACGGGGTATCCTTGGACAATATTAGAGAAGATGATGGGAAAGATGTTGTTACAGTTATTGAAACCGGACAAGGTTATACTTACCCTGATTCATATGGATATGGCTACGGTAAACCTCGTCCTGTTATGAAGAATACTGCCGAGACTCTAAAAGATGGACGGTTAACAGAGGCATTAAAAAGAGATTTAAAAGTAGACGGTATTAAAATATACTAATGGTGGTGAATTAATGACCAAATCAATTGAAAAGAATATGCTCAGATCTCGAGCAGTAAAGCTTCCTGAGGTCACGGAATCAATGTGGGAGCAAGTTGACGAGGAACATAGAAACCTGGTTCAAGAGTTTTTAGATGCTCACTCGTTTAGAGATAAAACACGAAAACAATATTACTCCTCCCTTCGTCAATTCTTTTGGTGGGTACATACCTCTCTTAACGGGAAAAAGCTTTATAAGATTTCAAAGCGTGATTTCATTAGGTATCAAAGTTTCTTAAAGAATCGTGGTATGTCTTCAAGTGGGATTGCCCTCAAAAAAGCCGGTGTATCCTCGTTAAATAATTATATTGAAAATGTTGTTTCAGAAGATGATCAGAATTATGAGAAATTTAGAAACTTCACTCGTGGACTCCCAGCTATACCAAAAACAACTACATATGAAAAAGTAAAAGTTACATATGATGATTATAAGCTTATGATGAACGCCCTAAAAGAAGATGAAAACTATTTGGGGATGGCATGGCTTGCTACTGCCTTTAATGTTGGCGGACGAAGAGCAGAACTTATACAATTAAAAACAGAAATATTAGATTACCCTATTCTAGAGGGTCAGTCATATGTGATGAGTCATAAGGTATTTGGAAAAGGTAAAGGCGAAGGAAAGCCTCTTGAGTACATGATTAACACAGAAGCATTGGAGTACCTTCGATTGTGGCATGAAAAACGTGGTTATGATCATGAATATCTCTTCACTACTCAGTATGGCGGAGAACCTAAACAGATGTCAGAGTCTTGGGCTGATTATTTTTGCTCTGATGTATTATCAGACATCCTTGGCCGCCGTATTAATCCTCACCTCTTTAAGGCCTCATGTATCACTTATCTCCTAGAAGTTAAGAAAATCAAAATCGAATTGATAAGCAAATATGTAGCTCATCATGAAGATGTCTCAACAACAATCAAGCACTATGATTTACGGGATTTTGAAGAAGAAAAGAATCAAATATTTGTTTAGTTAAAATCCCTCTTTTATGCAGAATCAAGATTCCTCAGTAGAGGAATTTTGCTTAAGCATAGAATGTTCTACACAAAAAAGGAGTATCCTCCTATTTTATCGAATTATCTTATTTGAAAATAATTTAGCGAGGATGTCAGCAATGTCAAAGAATATTGTAAAGAATCAACATTATGTTTCAGAATTTATACTAAGGAACTTCGCCAATGAAAAAAAACAAGTAGTGGAATGCCAACTAAAGCACAAGAAAGCATATCCTATCAATATCAACCGCTCGATGAGCTCTAAGTATACTTATGAGCATAATAAACTTGAGCAAAATCTCCTTGAAAAATATTTCAGCAAATTGGAAAGCAAAGTGGCACCTACATTAAAAAAAATTGTTAATGAGCTAGAAAAGGAAATGAGTAATACAAGATTAGTTTATGAATTGGTTTGCTCTATCTTTATAGAATTATTAGTATTCTATTATAGAAGTGGTGCCCTACTTCATGAGTTCACTTCTCAATATGGGCTAGTTAAAAGTGATGAAAAAATAGAACTTTTGAATAAAAAAGATAATCAATTTTAAATATTTAAATGATCTTAAAACAATGATAGTGAATAATTACGAGTGGTCAATAATAAAAAATGATAAAAATGATTTTATTCTAAGTGATCAATACATCAGTACAGCAGCACTTTCAGCTAAAAGTCGTTTTTTAAATATTACAAACAGACATATGGGTCTTAAAGATGTAATAATACTAATCCCAATCTCTAGTCGGTTTTATTTTGTCTTTTACAATGGGAAAAAGCCAAATTATATAAAAAAAGAGCAACTATGCACTCTAAATGAAAGTCAAACATTTGAAATAAACGTGGCTATTCTAAATAACTCTTATCAAAAGTGCATCAGTTGTAATGATGAGGCATTAACAAGAGTATTGGATAGATTTAACGAGGTGAATCCAGTCGGTTCATTTGCCCATTATAATTCTGGATATAAAGAGTTTAAAGTTAAAAAAGAAGTGTTTTTTTATGAAGAAGATCTAACATCTTATGAATTTTTTACATCTTTTCGTTTTCGTAAGTATAAGAATCTAAAAAGAAATGAAAGATGTGTCTGTAAAAGTGGCATGAAATATAAAAATTGTTGTTTGATTTATGTACAAAAAGCTGAACTTATCTTTAATGATTTCCAGCGTAATGTAAACCCTCTTTCCTACAGTGCTAATCCATACAATATTATCGAACAAAGCATTAACGAAGTATTCTCTATTGAAGAACCCCAATTATTTAAGGATATAAGATTAGCTTCTAAAAAATAAAAAAACAACGCCCCATAATTTTTCCGTATTCTCGGATAATTGGTAGAGGTGTCACATATGTTATTTTTTAAGAAATGAAAACGGCAAATCAATTATTTAAGGTGATTATTACATATTATATGAGCACGAAAACTAAATATAAAATGAGAAAGAGGAATGCATTGAGCGTTCCTCTTTTATTTAGTTAAAAATTATACTGCTAATTCGTTACGGGTCTTTTGTTTTTGAATAATCGTACGACAAAGGTGAACACCAATGAACAAATCAAACTAACCAATAACAAATTCAAAATTGAACTGACTTGTAATCCATCAGTGTTTATTTGGAAACCGAAAAACAAAGCGAAAAACAGAAAAGACAATGTGAAGGATCTAGAAAGAAAAAACTGTTTCATAAAACATCAGCTCCTTTGTTTATTTTACGCTTGTTTTCTTACTAATTGTTCCTTTTTTATTGCCGGTTAAATTAACTTATATATATTGATCTTTGACTACCAAGCCATAACCATTAATTTCGAGACCAAAGTAGAGATTCCCTCTGCCGTAAACCTCAGCATAATTAGATCCTTTTTATGTGGTGCTTTTTGTCGCTCTGGCCATCTCATATCAGTCCTATACTTTTGGAAACATGGTATAATGCAGGTAAATGATACCGGCGGTGGTTAAATGATTTGGGCAATTATTTTGGTTTTGGGGATTGGAGCTTTTTTTATAATTGGATCTCTTGGTATAGATAAACAAAAAGAGGAGGAAAAACAAAGGTTAAACAAAATTGAATCTGCCGGGAACTTCTCTTCCCAGCACAGATATGTTCTCAATCCCGATAAAAATAAAAAATTAACTTTAAAAGAGTCTGAAAATAAGTTTATTGTTCATCAGTTTAAATCAAACAATGATCTTGAAGAAATGGTTATTCCATTCGATAAAATTATTGAAGCTGAAATTTCTATTGATGATACTTCAATATCAACTGTATCTAGAGGTAGTCAAATGGCAGGTACAGTTGTCGGCGGGCTTGCTGCAGGCGGTATTGGTGCTCTTATTGGAGGGTTATCATCAAACAGAACTGAGTCGAAACAATTTAGAAAAATTGACCTTAAATTAAAACTTGATGATTTTTCAAATCCTATATTTAAACTAGAATTTTTGCCAAGTAAAAATGATCTTGGTTTAGAAAATACTAAAGGATTTAAACAAGATGACCAAAAAGTTAAAGAAGCCTTATCGAATGTTGAAATTTGGCAAGGGATTATGGAAATAGCAATACGCAAAGGGAGTAAAGTCGCTCAATAGCTGAGTGGCTTTTTTATTTTCCTCCCTCCCCTACTGAAAGGAAGTGATTCTTACTTGAGTCAAAACCTCAAAATCATATTAACCCCGCAAGCTGATACGTCATCAAAAACTGTCGAACAGTTAAATCAGCAAATCAAATCTTTAGAAAAAAAGCTTAACTCCCTCAAACTCAACACAAATATTGATTCTAAAACCTTAAAAGCTCTGCAAGAATTCTCTTCTGCTGTAGATGCGTATCAAAAAAATCTAAGCTCTTATAATCAAACAGTAAAAGAAACGTCCACAGTAATTAAGAATGCTGATGGATCAGTTGAAAAGCTCACCCAGCAATACAAGAAAAACGGTGAGATTCTTCAACGTGAAACGAAAATAATCAATAATCGTAATGCTGCTCTAAGGCAAGAAACTCAAGAGATTAACAAACTCGCTCAAGCTACTGAAAAACTAGGTCAAGTACAAAAAAAGACCGAACAAAAGAACTTACAGGGTCAAACCACTAAGGTTGTACAGAAAAATCGTAACGGTTTTGAAGACATTGTTTATACGACTGACCCTAAAACTAATGCAACTTCATCAAGAACTACAACTAATTATGATCAGCAACGGAAAGCAGTTGAACAACTAAACCAGAGCCTAGAAAAGTTGAGAGAAAAAGGACTAGTCTCTTCCCAAGTGCTCACTCGTCTCTCGACTTCAATTAATGGTGCACAAACAGCTTCTCATATTGATCAAATTGCTAACCGTATTAAGCGTCTTGATGATTCATCCACCGCTAAAGCAAAAACAAAAGAACTTGAGCATCAAGTTCAATTATATCAACGTCAAGCGCAAATAAATGTTCAAAACCTCAATACTCGTTACGGCAGTTCACTTAGCACTGCTAACTCCTCTGTCCTGCAGAATTATCTCAACTCAGTAAACCAACTCTCGGCAAGAACTCCTAATTTAAGAACACAGATGCAGAATCTAAACATGCAATTCAGAGAAGTATCTGCAAATGCATCCTCTGCCTCTAGCAATGTTTCAGGTTTTGGGGAACAATTAACACAGTCATTCAGCCGTATGCCCGCATATTTTCTGAGTGGGACAATATTCTATTCGGGCATTCAAGCATTGAAATCGATGGTGGATCAGGTTATTCAGATTGACACACTTATGACTAATATTCGCCGGGTTATGAACGAGCCTGATTACAAGTTTAATGAACTCCTTAAGTCTTCAATTGCTCTAGGTGATCAGCTTTCAAATAAAATTTCAGATATACTTGAAATCACTGGTTCATTTGGGAGAATGGGATATGATGAATCTGAACTTGGTGACGTAACTAAAACTGCTCAAATATTACAGAACATCTCAGATTTAAATCCTACTGATACAGTAAACACTTTAACAGCAGCAATGCTTAACTTTAATGTAGCAGCCGGTGATTCTATATCGATTGCGGATAAGTTGAATGAAGTCGATAACAATTATGCAGTAAGTACCTTAGATCTTGCAAACAGTATTAGAAAGGCAGGCTCTACAGCTTCTACTTTCGGTGTAGAATTAAACGACTTAATTGGGTATACAACAGCAATTGCTAGTACTACTCGTGAATCCGGGAATATTGTTGGTAACTCATTAAAGACGATTTTTGCTCGTATTGGTAATAACCAGAGTTCAATCAAAGCATTAGAACAGATCGGTATCTCAGTAAAAACAGCTGGTGGTGAAGCTAAGTCTTCAAGTGAATTAATTGATGAACTCGCTGAAAAATGGGACACGCTCTCTGATGCCCAAAAACAAAATACATCAATAGGCGTTGCGGGTATTTATCAATTGTCTCGTTTTAACGCAATGATGAATAACTTCTCCATTGCCCAAAGTGCCGCTAATACTGCCACTAATTCAGTCGGTAGCTCATGGAAAGAACAACAAAAATATGCCGATAGCTTGCAAGCTAGAGTCAATCGTTTATCCAATGCTTTTACAGAAATGTCTGTGGCATCAGGTGAAGCGTTAATATCTGATAGTATCGTAGTGTTCGCAGATGCATTAAAAAGTTTGATGCAATTAAGTGCGCAAGTAACCAAGTCCGTTGGATTACTTCCACAAGTATTTGGAGCAGCAACAGCTTCAGTTATATTATTTAACTCTTCACTTCGTGCAAGTGCTTTAACTTCAGGCACTGCAATGGGTGCAGCTCTAAAAAATCTTATTCTTAATTTTAATACTTTTACGGTTGGAGTGACAGCAGCTTCAGCCAAAACAGCAATTTGGAGTAAAATCACCGCTGCTTTTTCAACTTCAATCACAAGCTTAAAAAAGGCCGCAATGACTACTGGAGCTTTCTTAGCTGGTAGCTTCCTACCTATGGCAGCAATGATGGCCTTTGGTGTTGTTATTGAGAAGCTAATATCCTCATACTCCAAATTAAAACAAGCTCGAGAAGATTTCGAACAAGCTAAGATAACAAGTATTGAAGCTATAACAACAAACAAAGACTCAACGGATAAGTTAATTGCTCAATACAAAGAATTACAAAAAGCAAAGGAATCTGGAACCCTTAGTTCTGAAAAAGAGCAAGAATACCTTCAAGTTACACAACAACTAGCTCAGACTTTCCCAAATTTAATTGCAGGATACGATTCACAAGGTCAAGCAATAATCAAAAACAATGACGCTCTAAAAGAAGCTATTCAATATACTAAAGAACTAGCAGATCTTAATAAAGAAGATATTAAGACTGGTGCAAAAAGCAACTTTAAAGAGAGTTTAAAAGATATTGAAAAGCTAAATGATAAAATTGAGCAGTATAAACAAATTGCTGATTATTATAAAGACGGAAAAAGCTGGGATATTTTTTCTTCAGATAATGATAAAAAGAACCAAGGGATTAAAGCTGAACAAGACGCTCTACGCACTGAACAGGAACTGTCTAGCTCCCAGGCTAAAATCAGAGAACAAGTACTTCAAACTGTCGATGCGTTCAACTCAGTAAAGATCAATCCAAACCTCTCTAAACAAATTAATGATGCATTTAATAAAATTGATTTCAGTAAAATGAACCCTGATGAGCTTGAGTCATTTTCGATTAATGTAGCAAACTATATGGACGAGATACAAAGAGCTCTTCAATCAGGCAACAAAGATAACTTCTCAAAAGCTTCACAAGGGCTTGAACTGCTTATAAATCAAGCTATGAGTGGCAAAGACAAAAATAATGGTCTTGTGCTCTCTTATGGAGATCTTAAAGATGCTATTGACTCAGCAAACAATTCAGCAGAAGCATCTAAAGTAACATGGGACGAAAATGGAGAAGGTGTTGATGCTTTAGGAGAATCTATTGGCACCCTGTCTGACAAGCTAAAAGATGCTAAAGGTGACTTTGAAGCAATTAGCTCTATTATAAGTGACCTTGTTAAATCTAAACAAAATGATTTAGCTATTTCGGCAATGCAAAATGATGCTTATAATGCTATGGCTGATAACATCTCCCCTTTAAATGAATTACTTGAGAAAATGGCGAAGGGTAAAAGTTTATCAGCTACAGAAGCTATGAAGCTTATACAGAAAGAAAACGATCTTGCAGGTGCTATTTCAGTAGAAAATGGCGTTGTAAAAATAAATAGAAATGCAGTTGTTAAGCTTCGTGACACAAAACTAAAAGCGTACAATGATATGCAGCAGTCTGTTAAGCAGGATCTAATAAATCAAGCTAATGCTTTAAACAAAAAGATTAATATGTATAAATCTGAAGTTAAAGCGATCAAGACCGTTCAAGATGCTTATAATATGAAGTCAGATATTGAAAAACAAAAGCAAAAAATTCTTGATGAAATGAAAAAAGGTAATGGTGGAGCAATTCAATACCTTCCTAAAACTCAAGAAGATTTAAATCAAGTTACTGATATTACAGATCAACTTAAAGAACTTGATAAATTAGCTGATTTAGCCTCTTCTTCCCTTTCAGAGACTGGCACATCAATGGAAGGCATGTCTTCATCTGCAGAAAAAGCTTCTGAAGAAGTAAAAACTTCAATGTATGTTGCTGATAAATACAAGGAGGCATTAGAAAAAGTTAATGCCGAAATTGACAAGTATAACAAACGGGTCAATGATTATCCGAAGTATTCTCAGAAATATAGAGATGCGATTAAAAAAGAGATAAAAGCTCTACAACAAAAGAAAAAGCTTATGCAGGAACAAGCTAAGCTGCTTAAAGATCAAATTAAATCCGGTAACATTACGCAATATGGTATTGTAACCTCCACAACTTCATCTGGCGGAACCTCCTCTTCAACTGGTGGCTCATATACAGGAAAGTATTCAAGCTACATAAATTCTGCAGCTAGTAAATACAATGTTGACCCTGCCCTTATTGCAGCTGTAATTCAGCAAGAATCAGGGTTCAATGCTAAAGCACGATCTGGCGTAGGCGCTATGGGACTAATGCAACTGATGCCAGCAACAGCAAAAAGATTAGGGGTAAATAACGCTTACGATCCTTATCAAAATGTTATGGGTGGAACCAAATATCTTGCCCAACAGCTTGAAAAGTTTGGCGGTAATGTTGAAAAAGCATTGGCTGCATATAATGCTGGGCCTGGTAACGTAATTAAATATGGCGGTATCCCTCCTTTTAAAGAAACACAGAATTATGTTAAGAAGATTATGGCCAACTACAGCAAATCCCTCTCCTCTGCCACTTCTTCAATCGCCAGCTATTATACAAATAATAGCGCTTTTAGGGTAAGCTCCAAATATGGACAACAGGAATCCGGTCTCCGCTCCTCCCCACACAAAGGAACTGATTTTGCTGCAAAAGCAGGTACAGCAATTAAATCTCTTCAAAGTGGTAAAGTCCAAATTGCTGGCTACAGTAAAACTGCAGGTAACTGGGTTGTTATTAAACAGGATGATGGAACAGTTGCCAAGTACATGCACATGCTTAACACTCCTTCTGTAAAAGCAGGTCAATCAGTTAAAGCCGGTCAAACTATTGGTAAAGTTGGTAGCACAGGGAACTCAACTGGGAACCACCTTCATCTACAAATCGAACAAAATGGGAAAACAATCGATCCTGAAAAGTACATGCAAGGTATTGGAACTTCTATTTCAGATGCGTCACAAGCTGAGGCAGAACGGCAACAAGGGATAGCACAGGCTAAATCTGATCTTCTCTCCCTCCAAGGAGATATCAGTTCAGTCAATGATCAGATTCAAGAACTTCAGTATGAGCTAGTTCAATCTAAACTCGATGAGTTTGATAAAAGAATTGGGGATTTTGATGTTCGGATAGCTAAAGATGAATCAATGGCTAACCGATACACTTCTGACAGCAAGGAATTCCGCAAATACACCTCTGATCAGAAAAAAGCTGTAGCAGAGCAAGCTAAAATTCAACAACAAAAAGTTAACTGGATTCAAAATGAAATAAAAACAAATAAAGCATTGAATTCTGCTCAACGTGCTCAGCTTCGAGAAGAACTTAAACAAGCCAAGCTAGATTTAATTTCTGTTCAAGACCAGGTACGTGAGCTACAGAAACAACTTGTTCAATCTAAAGTTGATGAAACACTCAAGTCAATTGAAAAGTCATCTTCTAAAACCCAAGGGAAAATTAAAGATGTCGATAACAAAATTTCAATGACTGAAGAAGATGAAGACAAGGTTAAGTACTATAGCAAACAGATAAAGCTCATTCAGCAACAACAAAAGGAAGCCAAAAAATATATCAAACAGCTTGAAGAGCAAAAGAAAGCTGCGAAAGGTTTCCCTGACATTCAGGAACAGATCACTGAAGAAATCGAAAACTGGAAAGATAAACAGAAAGATTTCAATCTTGAGCTTTATAACACCAAAAAGTCTATCAAGGATATCTATAAATCCTTAGCTGATGAAGTTGTGTCAATCTATAAAGAAATGTACGAAAAGATGCGGGATATTGAGTTAAAAGCGCATCAGAAAGCAACACAAGACTTGATTGATGAGATTGACAAAGAAGACGAAGAAGCTAAGTATCAGAAGGAATTGAAGGAGAAAAACCAAGCAATACAGGAAACAAAAAATAAGATTAATAAGCTTTCCATGGACGACTCCTCTGAGGCTAAATCGCAAGTCAAAGACCTAGAGAAACAGCTTCAAGAACAACAGGAAGCTTTGGATGAGTATATTAAAGACCGTAGCAACACAAAACGTAAAGAAGCCCTTCAGGATCAGCTTGAAAAAGACGAGGAGTCAATCAACAACAAGTACGATGACCTGGTAAATGATGAACGAGCATTCAAAAAGCTTGAAGATAAGCTCATGGATGGTAAAATCACTGATATCGCTAAACAGCTTAATGAATTCACCAAGTTTATAAACGAGAATATGAAGTCTATTGGAAAAAGTATCTCCAATAATTTGATTGATAAGCTTAAGGACGCTGCCAATGCTTTAAATACAGTTACAACTGGAAATACAACAGGTAAAAAGGTGTCATCATTTGCTTCTGGTGGATATACAGGCACAGGGCTTGGAGCAGGAAAGCTTGCATTCTTACATGACAAGGAACTTATTTTAAACAAGACAGATACTGAAAACATGCTGAAAGCTGTAAAACAAGTTCGTCAAACGTCCACTGATAACTCAGTAAAGACTGCCTCTAAATGGGGTCAACCTGGTAAAATTTCTGATGTTTTAAGTAAGAGTATTGCTCTTGTAACACCTGCTATGAACGCCGCAGTTTCTAGTCAAACAAATCTAACAAAAGGCTTAATTCCAACTCTTAAGAACTTCTCGACCCCTACTGTACCCCCTTCTACACCTCAAGGGAATACATCAAACAATCAGAACTCATTCACAATTAATGTAACAGAAGCTAGTAATGCTAAAGAGACTGCAAGCTTAGTATACAAACAATTAGCAAATGGGCTTAAAAATACTGGACTAAATTTCAACATCACATGAGTCGGCTAAGATTGCCGGCTCTATTTATATTGGGGGTGAAAAATTGATTAGGCAGAGCCAATATTTCATGTTTGATAACGTAAAGTCGATCGACTACGGTGTGGAAAACGTTAATACAGAGTCTGGATTAGTTGAGGAATCTTTTTTAGGTTCACGATCAGTTAATGAAACTTATGTAAAAGGAAGATCAGAGCCGTACACTGAAGGCGTCAAAAGAGAATCAAAACAATTCCCTTTAAACTTTTATGTTGGTGAAAATTATGATGAGAAAAAAATAAGAGCAATTAAGCGCTGGCTAGATGTCGATGATTACAAACCGTTGGCATTCAGCGAAAATTTAGACATTGTATATTATGCAATGCCTGTGGATACAAGTGATTTAGTTCATAATGCGGCAAGACATGGATATGTTCGTTTAACAATGAAATGCAACTCCCCTTATGCATACAGTCGAAACACAAGTACCCATTCCTTTGATATATCATCAGAAATGAAAATCATTGAACTCCATAATAAAGGCGATGTTGCGATTTACCCCACTGTTGAAATTCTTAAAATTGGCGATGGCGATGTGAAAATCGAGAACCTAAGTGATTATACTGACCCCTTTATTTTCAGCAATCTAAAAGACAGAGAAATGGTTAAAGTGAATGGCGTCAAAGAAATTATTGAATCGTCTTTATATGGGAATGAAAGATATGATGATTTTAATGACAATTATATTAGATTGGATTACGGAAAAAACCGATTAAAAGTGACCGGAAAATGCAAAGTGAGATTCACTTTCAGATTTAAGTATCGATAAGAAGGTGAAAAATTGATAACTATTCGCAAGGACACAGAAATAAAAAACATACGCTTATCCCTTGCTAAGCCAGACAAGACTAAAATAGCCAACATTGATGAAGTTCTGAATCCAACTGTAACTTTAAATCATGGAAGCAGCGTGCACGAACTCTCCTTCTCTATTCCGCTTAAAGCAACCTATGATGGCATAATTAAAAGAAACCATGTTGTAGATTTACTCAAACCCTGGTATTTAATTAAAACTGAATTTTACGGACTTACTGTTTGGTTTATTATTACTAAAAGAACTAAGTCACACAGTAGCGATATGGATACAATACAAGTTGAATGTAGGTCACTTCAACATGAATTAAGCAGAATGAGCGTTCTTAAATATGAGGAGACGTCTAAAAACCTGCAGGAAGTAGTTACAGACTGCTTAAAACATACAAGCTGGACGATTGGATACATAGATACTCTCTTTAACATAAAACGAAGACAGTTTGATGTATCATCGACTAACAAGCTTGATTTCTTATATTCAATTTGCGAAAAGTTCGATACAATTCCAGTCTTTGATACAGTAAAAGAAACTGTAAGCTTCTATAAAGAATCTGACATTTCCAAATACAAAGGCCTTAAACTTAACCCCCGACTGTATATGATTAGCATGGACGATTCGGATGATGCAGATGAATTAATAACAAGACTATATGCTACTGGAAAAGATGGTATCGGTATTAATTCAGTGAACCCAACTGGACAATCCTACATTGATGACTTTTCTTATTTCCTCTTCCCCTTTCAACGTGACCAACAACGAAATGTTATTTCCCAAAGTGCCTATATGCCAGATGAACTTTGTCATGCAATTCTTGATTACAATGACCTTGTTAATAACGAAGGAAATGCGTTTAATAAACTCCTCACACAAAAGAACGAAGCTGAAATTAGTTTAACCGAATTGAATAATGAGCTTTACACCCTTGACCTTGAAGTCCAAAAGCTATTAGATCGAATTGAAGTTGCGAAGAAATCTGGAGATGACACAAGTCAACTGAAAGCTCAACTCGCCATAAAGCAGAAAGCAGTAGTAGAAAAGAAAAACCAAATTGCTACGATTGAATCAACAATTTCTCAAATATCTGCTTCAATTTCCAAGCTTAAAAAAAAGCTTTCTTTTGAGAACAATTTTAGTGAAAATCAGCAAAAACTGCTCTCACGTTTCATTTCAACAACTGAATGGTCAAATGACAGCATCTATGACGAGAATGAACTTTATGATGATGCTAATGAAGAACTTGAAAGTCGCAATACACCGCCAGTGAATGTAACACTAGATATAGTGAACTTTTTTAACTGTCTTAGTGAAAAACATAACTGGGATAGGCTCAGTTTAGGAGACATAGTACGAGTTCAACAGAATGATTTAAATACCGATATTAAAGCCATACTTTCAGCAATAACAATTGATTTTGAACAATCAAATATTAGTGTCACAGTTACAAATGGAAAAAGAGTTCAATCTGATTTTGAGAAAATCATAAAGACTGTTTACAGAACAAACAAAATAAGTACTGAACTAAATAAAAGAAAGATCGAATGGGACAAAGCAACTGAAAACTTCAATATTCGAAATGACAGAATTTCAGTGCCGCCGGCCTCCCCTGCTATTGCTTCTGATGGCACTGCAATTACCCATAAGGTAAATGATAACGGGTCAGTTGATATTACCATTCAGTGGGACTATGTTGATTCCGATGAGGACAAATACAACATCGATGGATTTGAGATTTACTTGCACGGTAGTGATGACAATGAAGAGTACACATTTGGCTCAGTGCAAGCTAGCGAGAACTTACAAAATGTTAAATATGACAGACGCACAGCCACTTTTACGGGATTACCTTCAAATATGTTCTACACTATTGGTGTTCAAGCTTATCGAAGAGTTGATGCGGATATAGACATAAATCAGATTCTTCTTTCGGATATAGTTAAATCGAATCATCCTTCTGAAAACCCCTACCTCCCTTCTCCTTCTGTTGAAGTTAAAGGAAGCCTTAGTGGAAAAGTTAATGGCCTCTATACAATCTCTACAGAAACAAAGCCTGAAATCCCTGAGGCAGGAACAATTTGGATTGATCCCAAAACAAATAAACAAGAGCTTTTTAACGGCGAACAATGGATTGTCTCTTCCTCTGGCTCGGCAGACTCCTTGAACGGATACATAGCATCAACAACTAACTTTCCAAATTCTATACCTGTTCGTAATGACTCAGGTGTAATTAATGCCTCTATTGATGGGAATGCAGAATCATTAGGTGGCAGATTAGCCTCAGAATATGCTCTAGTTGAAAGCATTCCAGTCACACCCAAGTTTGCTAAAGGAACTTATATTGGTGATGGGACTACGAGCAAACTAATCCCTCTCACCTTTTCTCCAGACATGGTCAAGATTACACCTATCTCTTCTGAGGATAGCCAGTTGGTTATTGAAAGCTCTTCTGGAGGCTATGCATATCAAATAACTTCTTCTGGACTCTCTTTAATAGGAGGAGATTTAAGTTATGGTGCCTTGGGAGACAAATTATTTGTAACTGGATCTGATGCTAATTGTAGAGGAAATAAATTAAACGTCAAATATATTTGGGAAGCATACCAACAAAATTAATGGAGGTGATTAATCTGACTGATTTTGCTGAGCTATATAACGATCCGATTTTAAGCAAAAAAAGAAAAGGAACAGTTGAAGATCCCTACTTAACATATAATGAATCACTTACGGTTTACAATGGTAGAGTTCTTCTAACTGAAGTTCCCAACCGTGAATTCCGGGTCGAAGTTATTGGCGATAACAAAGAATGGCGAGAAATTGAAGATGGTGAACTTGAAAACAACTATTTTAAAGTTGATTACCTAATGGGTGTTGTATTTTTCAAGGCTACAAATGAAGGAAAATCGCTTACATTCAAATATAGTGGCGAAGGAGCCTCCTTCTTCCCTGCCTCTCGAATTTGGATTAAACGCCAAGGAAACATGGTTGTCGAAACTCTTCAGGGGCTTATTGATGAAGCCGAAGATGCAATTATTCGAATGAATGAGCGAATTGCTGAATGTGAGCGTGTTACAAAACGCTGTATTGAAATTACAAACTGGTGTAGACAAGCTACCTCTGATTATGAGTATGTTGTTGAAAACACCAGAAAAATATATCTGCCAATGGTTTATACATATAGCGATTTATTGAACACCTACCCTACCCCTCAAATAGGATGGGTTGTCACGGTTAAAGAATCAGGAATTGAGTATCGATGGGATGGCTTTGACTGGATTAATATTAGTATTTCAGATCAGTTTGATGGCTATGATGTTGTTTGCAGTTATATTGAACCTTATAACATAAGAACAATATGGCTTAGAACAAATAATGCACCAGTGAAAAAACGAGTAAAGACTTCTGTAGAGACTCCTGATGGCAGCATGATTTGGATTCGCAGAAGTTAAAGGAGGTTACATATTGAGCGATAATTTAATTCCTGTAAATACTATGGGTTACTATGATGAAGAAGCCCAAAAATGGATACCTTTAGATGCAGTAGGTTTAAAATCAAATGACAATAGATACACTGCAGATGATATTCGCAGTAAATTTGATGAATTTAAAAAGAGCACAGACACATTACGAACAGAGCTTGAAAGCATTGGTGTTAGCATTGCCAAGTTCGGTGCTAAAGGTGATGGAGTAACAGATGATACAGATGCATTTCAAAAAGCTTTAGATATAGGCGGAAAGGTAATTATCCCATCTGGAACATATCTAGTTGGTCAGCTAAAGATAAACAGCAACACTCACTTCTTTGGTCTAGGAAAAACAACAATTAAGCACAACCTATCAACCGGTTGGTCTTCCCCATTTCCACGTGCGATGATTGCAAATTCTAACTTACCTGCATATAAAAAACCAAATGATGCTACCAGAGAATATAAAACTGGCTTAAATAAAAATATAATCTTAGAGAACATAACTTTTGATGGTCAGAATCATCCAATCTACGGTATACAGATGGTCGCTGCTGATTATGTGTCCATTATAAATTGTGATGTTATCAATACATCTGGAGGTTTAGATTTCCGAGCTGTTAGAGATTCATATGTCAACTTACATTTAGATAACGTTAAAGAAGACGGCATTTCAATTTCAGATCAGAATTTTAAGCCTTTAACTGGAGAAAGAGGTATTTCTACTCGGGTACTTTTCGAAAAATGTCTAGTTGAAAACTCATGTCTTGTTAATTCTGACACTCCACCGGATGCAAACGCATATGAATTCGATGATGGCATGTCTCACATCTACCTCTTAAATTGTGGAGCTATAAATAATCATGGATCAGGATTTGAAGTTCACGTTCATACTTCAGAATATGATGTTACAGATATCCACTTCATAAACTGCTTCGCAATCAATAATACCCCATCAGCCGGTGTGACACGAACAGTTGCTGGCTTCCACCTTGGTCAAACCCCTCTCGAAAGTAAATTAGGCCGTATTTATTTTGAAAATTGCACATCAATTGGAAGTCCAAATGCTTTTGCTGGAAGCCCCGGTTCTCAAGAAGGAACTAAAGATGAAATTTTTATACATGGTGGATATTGGGAAGCCGGAAACTTTTACGAAAAAGAAGTAAGAGATATGCGTAAAACCGCTATGTTATTGAAGAAACAATTTAATAACTTTGTCATTAAAAACGCTACGATTAAAGCTCCCAAAGACGGATTTGGCATCTATACATATTTAGAAGGTAAAGATTTAACTGTTACTGGGAACAGTTTTAAAGATACCTATATAGCTGCAAGGTTAGGTCATTATGAAGGAGACGTTGTTTTTAGTGATAATCGAGTAGAACCAGGTGAACATACAACAAGCCCTTACTCTGCTTTTGTTTACGTTAATACTAAAACGGCGATCATTAAAGATAACATCCTTAGAATGAATTCAAATGATTACTCTTCTTCAATAGTTAGAATAAACGGTGTAAAACGAAGCATCATTTCGGGCAATACAATTGAAAACACAGGTGCGCTCTATAATAATGCTATTCAGGTTGATGGTGTAGGAGAAACAATAGTTGAAAAGAACATAGCAACTAATTTTGAAACAGGCGTATTTATGTCTAACGAATCTGATTCAGTGATCATAGCAAATAACAGTTTCAAAACATGTACTCGAATCACAAACAGAACAGATGCAAGTTTTTTGATTCTTGGTCAAAATGCTGGTGCTACGATAAATAACCCAGGATGGATTAACGCCCAATTAGAAAATGGTTGGCAATCTTTTAGAACCCCTCGCTACACTAAAAACGGAAACATTGTCACTATTTCGGGAGCAGTTAAATCTGGATCTGCTGGTACCGCAATATTTACTCTACCCGAAGAATATAGACCTACATATGCAGTAACATACACACAATACAATAGTGGAACATCAACCAAAAGTGTTGTTATGACAATTAACAACACAGGTACGGTTGTACTCTCTACCTCAATACCAGGAGCTAATACTGATTATGTTTTATTAGATATAACTTATACCTTAGGGTAATAAATAGAAGGTAGTCCATGATGTGGACTACTTTACTTTTAATTCCATTGGGAATATAATGTTAAATGAATAATTTGGTAATATCATAGACTGTAATACTTATTATTTAATTGAAACTTTTGGAGGAATACATAATGGCATTGAAGAGTCTACTCTCTTTTAAAAATAAACTTGAAACCAATGTCAGCAACATTGAGTCAGAAATGACCATGTACAATGAAATGATTGAAGGCATAGATGAAATCGAAACTGAAGACGGCGCTCAACAAAAAATTGATGCACATAAAAACGAAGACGGATTACATGTTACAAGTTTAGACAGAGAAAAATGGAATTCAGCATATCAAACATCTACGGAAGCAAAAGATACAATTGATCAATTAAGTTTATCTAATGCTCAATCAAGGCTCACACTTTTAAGTGCATATGATGATATTGAAGCATATCATCCAAAGGTAGTTGGTTTTAAGGAAAGATGGAATGGCTACCTTTATTGGATGGCTTTCACTCCATATCCTAAAGGAGCTCAAGCAAAAGAGAATCCTCATATTTTAGTGAGTGACGACATGATTAATTGGTCTGAACCTAACGGATTTAAGAACCCTCTTGAACCGCAGCCTAATGGAAGTGCAGATAAACAATATAATTCAGATACTCATATGGTCTATAATGACCAATTAAATAGATTAGAGGTCTATTGGCGATTTGTAGATGAAGATGCCAAAACCGTGACGATTTTTAGAAAAGTCACAACAGATGGAAAGACATGGAGTGATAAAGAGGTTGCAATTACTGGAATTAGAAGTGATCGAGACTATATAAGTCCTGCAATTATCTTTGAGGATAATAAATACAAGATGTGGTGCGTTAGTAATGGATACAAAGTAATTTACTCTGAGAGTGCTACAGGAACAGAGTGGGATGAGTTTAAGGATATTTGTATACCAATGGATATACCAATGAATCTATGGCATCTTGATGTTATCCATACAGATGTTGGGTATGAGATGGTCGTTACGGCCTTTGTAACTGGCCAAGACAGAAATACAATGACTCTTTACCATTCAGTATCGGTTGACAATGTAACATGGTCTTTGGCAAAACCTATACTTAAGCCATCTAACAAGGAATTTGCATGGGATAATCAAGGTATTTATAGAGCTTGCCTAATGAAAATGAATGGCGTGTACTTCCTTTATTACTGTGGGTCAAGCAAAAAGTGGGATCGTGGTACAGGTTTAAGCTTTGGGACAGATGTTTATAAACTAAAAGGGTTAGACAAAAACGATGTCCACATCCTACAAAATGTCAGATCCATTAATATGATTTATAATGCTTTCCTAAGGAACTATGGATTACAAATAGCAGCACTTCAGCCGGACAATTCAATTTGGAAAGCATGTTTGCGTTTCAGTGGCGCAAATGAAGTGAAATTCGTTAATGATTTTAATGAAAACATTTTAATCAATTTAGCTGTTGATGCATTGAGAACATCTAATGGAATTAAGTTCATTGGAAAATCAGCTTATTACAATTCTAATGAATTTAAAGTGTATGAACCAGGTAAGGCTAGTATTGTTGGAATCGGTGCTGCTGATTTCTTAAGACCCAAGAGAGTAAATGATCCAACAAAGTCTGGAGGTCTAGAAATATCTTCAGTTGTCTTTGAGGATAACGGGGTTTGGGATGGAACTGAACGTGAAGGTGCAATTAGATATGACAGTACCCGGAAAAAACACGTGGGGTTCGATGGTATTGAATGGCATGATCTATATTAATTTTTAAGGCACCTTCTCTAGAGGGTGTCTTATTTAATTGAGGAGGTGTTACGTTCTAGATAAAATATAGATTTTATTCAAAATACATACTTGAAAAACAGAGATAGTAAGAGCATACGTGAGATAAAGAGAGATTGGGTTAAGTCCCCTTCTCTCTTTTTTGTGCTCAAATTTAATTATTAGGAGAGATGTTTTTATGACAATTCAAGCGAGACAAATGTTGGTGCCATCAGGTAAATATTCAATTAAATGTCCTTATGCAATGTCGGCAAAGTATATTACTTTTCACAATACAGCTAATGATGCATCGGCAAATAATGAAATTACATACATGAGAAACAATAATGCTGAAGTATCTTATCACTTTGCAGTGGATGATAAAGAGGTTGTTCAAGGTATTCCAGTGAATCGAAATGCATGGCATACGGGAGATGGATCAGGTGTCAATTCCGGAAACCGTACGTCTATCGGCGTAGAGGTTTGCTACTCTAAATCTGGTGGAGAACGATACAGAAAAGCAGAAGCACTGGCAATCAAATTCATTGCACAACTACTTAAAGAACGTGGCTGGGGAGTTGAGCGAGTTAAGAAACACCAAGAGTGGTCAGGAAAATATTGTCCTCATCGTGTTTTAGATGAAGGTCGTTGGGATGAAGTTAAAAATAAAATTGCTGCCGAACTAAAAGTTCTCGGTGGCAGATCAACTGCTCCAACAAAAACATCAATCAGACCAACTACATCCTCCCCTTCCTCTTCATCAGCAGCAAGTGGTTCACTAAAATCAAAAGTTGACGGTCTTCGCTTCTATTCAAAACCATCTTGGGAAGATAAAGATGTTGTCGGCACAGTAAATAAAGGCATTGGATTTCCTACAGTTGTTGAGAAAGTTAAAGTCGGATCTGCGTACCAATACAAAGTTAAGAACTCTAAAGGCGCTACATATTACATCACTGCTTCTGACAAATATGTTGATGTTACAGGATCAGTTAAAACCTCTTCTCCTGCCCCAAAAACAACATCAACTTCTTCAAGCTCCTCATCTATTAAATCCGTGGGAAAAATCAAAATTGTTGGTGTATCAAGCGCAGCAATCGTAATGGACAAACCTGATCGAAATAGTTCTAAAAATATTGGCACAGTCAAGCTTGGAAGTACTATTTTAATTTCTGGTTCAGTTAAAGGCAAAAACAATTCCAAAGGTTACTGGGAAGTTATTTATAACGGTAAACGTGGATACATCTCAGGACAGTTTGGTTCAAAAATCTAAATATATTCAATTATCTCGGAGGGTATTTGTTGATCTAATGTATCAGTGACTATCCTCTTAATTTTAGGAGGTGATGTAATGTCACCTTTCTATATTCATTAAAGGTTGGTGACAAATGGATAACTTTGAGCAAAGCACAATTTCAAGATTAAGTGCACTAGAAGAAAAAGCAAAACACACTAATAACAAGATTGACTCTCTTGAGGAAAGAACAAATGTTATCGGTCGTATTGCTACGCTAGTTGAGCAACAAGTCGAAATTAATAAAGACTCTCAAGCACAATCAAGAGAACAGTTCAGTACTCTTAACGAAATGAGTAACAGTTTAAAAAATCTAAGCAAATCGTATGAAAAACTGGACAATCGAGTTGAAATATTGGAACGCTCTGATTCTACTCGTAAAATTGATCCCTCACAATTCACAAAAGACCTTGTATTCAAGGTGTTGCCAAGTGTAATTGCCACTATTGTCGGTGCATGGTTGCTCATACATTTTGGCCTCAAATAAAATTAACAGGAGACGATTAAATGACTAAAATCAACTGGAAAGTAAGACTTAAAAAGAAAACATTCCTTGTTGCGATTTTCTCTGCAACACTGTTATTCACACAAGCAATTGCTTCTGCATTTGGATACGACTTGACTGTATTTGGTGACGAATTGATAGAGAAATTTAATGCACTTCTAACTTTTTTATCTGCAATGGGTATCATTGTTGACCCAACAACTCAAGGTATTTCTGATAGTGAACAAGCCATGGGTTATGATTCACCGAGATAAAACCCCCTACCCTTCTCTCGATTGAGGAGGGTATTTTTTTCGTTTTTTTTAAATAAAAAATTGCAGAAAACTTTACATCCTTTTACAATTTTTTCAATGACTATGTTATGATTGTTTTCGAGGGATTTTTGAAATTTCAGAAAGAGGGGTTTGTATGAGTAAGATCGCTTCAGAAGTTGTCGCTACTACACTGAATGACTGGTACATTGCTATAAAAAAGCAAAAGGTTGATGAGTCAATAAAATATTATTCAGAGATAAAGAAACTTTTTGATGAAATGGAAGAAGATCAAGAAGTTCTTGCGTATTATAGTCTATTAGAAGAAAGACATAAAATGTTGCTGCATTCCTCACGAGGAGAACCTTTGCAAAAACACACCTATTTTACTGAAGACAATCAAAACTTCATTAAAAAAACAAATGATAAATTAGAATACAACTTTTATTTATTTGAAGCAATGTATGAGGCATACAACAAAAACTATGATCGAGCAATTAACTTATATGGATTAGCTGAGAAAAAGCTTGCAGAAATTCCGGATGAAATTGAAGCTGCTGAATTTTATTCTAAAGTCTCTTACTTATACACTCTTGTTAAACAAAGCATTGTGGCACAACACTATATAAAAAATGCAATTTCGATATATAAGCGACACCCTGATTATAAATGCAAACTTGCTACATCAACAATGATTGCAGCTGCAAACTATGCTGATATGAAACGATTTGAGGAAGCAGAGAAATATTACTTAGAAGCAATTGATATTGCAGTAGAAACAAAAGATGAATTTTTGAAAGCTCAATTATTTCACAATCTTAGTATCGTTTATTCTGATTGGAACAAACCTGATAAATGCATTGAATCACTTGAAGAAGCAATAGGAAATGAATCTTGGGTAAATTCAATTTATTATTTAAACTCTTTATTCATGATGATTAAAGAACTCTTTAAAATTGACGAAAAAATGAAAGCCATTAATTTTTACAATAAAGCACAGGAAAGACTCATATTAATGGAGAATAAAGTATACGAAGCCAAAATCAGCGTCCTGTATAACCTTTATTGTGGGGAATTAAAAAATAATTTCATCAATTGTATTAGTAATATTGAGTTTTTAAAACAGCAAAATGAACTTGAAAGTGTAGATGAATTGTCCTACATAGCTGCAAAAAGGTTTGAATCAATAGGTGCTTTTGAAGAAGCAACAAGCTTTTTCAATGCGAAAATTTGGGCTGAACAGAAAATGAACCAGGTGGAGGGAATCTTATGAAAAAACTTGTGCTTTGCGTATCTATTTTAGCTGTAATTTTAAGTGGGGTAGCTTTAACGCAATTGAGTACAGATTCACCATCTAACATCCAGGTAGCCGAAAGGCCTGTCGGAGGTTAAAAAAAAGGTTGATTAATTAGCCCTACTCAAACATTTGAGTGGGCTTTTATGTTATGATTTATGTCCACCAGTAAGGTCGGCTCTGTGAAGCGCAGTACCAGCAGATGTATAAGAAACTGCTCTCAGAATCGCTCTCGATCCATATTTACTTCTAATCCCGTCCATTACAAATCCAAGCTTTCTTCTCTTTTCATTATCCACTTCAAATAAACTCAGCTGCTGATTAACATCTTCTTCAATATTTGATAACGTAACTGAGATACTTCTCACTGTTTTACCCGAGTAAAACTTATGAAAGAGCATTAAGCAGCATCTATAAATATCCATTGTGATATTTGTGGGAAGATCAATTGTTTTTGCTCGATGAAATCCACCACCAAGCTCATCTTTACTGTAGCCAATTCCCAGGCTGATTGTTCGACCAACTTTATTATGTGTACGTGCCCTTCTTGCAACTTCCTCACAAATCTCCAGAAGAACAGCCTTAATCTCTTCTCTCTTTGTATAATCCCTCAGCAAAATCTGACTCTTACCAAAACTAATCTGCCCCTGCATCAATGGAGCTCCAATTTCTGATAAATCGATTCCATGAGCATGATAATACAACTGGTTTCCCATTATTCCGAACTTCTTTTCAAGCAGCTCTAAAGGAAATTTAGCTAACTGACCTACAGTTGATATTCCCATCCGATTAAGATTTCTTTCCATTCTCCCTCCTATCCCCCACATTTTAGACAAAGGGTAAACCTTCCAGAGTTTATTTGGCACATCTTCATATCTCCAACGTGCAATACCTCTCTTTGTTTTCTTACTCTCCAGGTCAAGTGCAAGCTTACTGAGCAACATATTGTCTCCAATGCCTACTGTGCACATCAAACCAAACTCTCTCCACATGCTGCTTTGAATTGCCTTGGCCATTTCTTCAGGATCTTCTTTTCCTGCATCTAAAAAAGATTCATCAATTGAATAGGTATGTACACATTTTTCAGGAACAAACCTGTAAAACAGCTTTGTAATCTCAGTCGAAACTCTGATGAAAAGCTTCATTTGCGGATTTACAATGTGTATTCTTGGATCTTCAGGTATCTCAAAAAGTCTCGATCCTGTTTTGATTCCAAAATCTTTTTTAAGTGCAGGAGATGCAGCTAACACTACACTTCCCTGTCTCTCCGTATTTCCTACAACAGCAAGATAGCATGTTAAAGGATTAAGCCCCATTGTTACAGCCGATACCGAAGCATAAAAGGATTTCATGTCGACACAAGTTATATTCTTTCGTGGAAATTGTGAGTAATCAATCATTGTATGTAACTCCTATGATGTTATTCATGTTGACATAAACTGTATTGTCGTTCTGGTCTTTTACGTGAAGCTTTTGTTGTTCAAAATTAATGTAATGTACTCTGCCGGTAACATTTTCAACGAATCCATTGTTAAAGAGTTTGAATTTCAACTCTTTATTAAATTCCAATGCCTCAGAGACGAGAAGATCCATCTCTTCAATTTGTTGGTCATCTAAGGATGGCTTTTCAATTTTTGATACATCAATCAAATCTTGTTTAAGCTGTGTTAAATGTTCTGGAAGCATCATTGATGTCCATTTGATTGTTCCTCGGTCTCTAAGCATATCGACTCACTCCTTTATTAATCTAATATTAACAGAACAAACGTTCTTTATTCAAGAGAAACCAGAACAAAGGTTCGGTGTAAATGTTGGAAATAAAATTAAAGGTCAATAATGATATACGTAGTATTAATAAAGGAGGGATTCTTTTCCACAAAGGAGAGTGTATTGGTGAATGAAGAAGAGGCTAATCGGATTTTTGATCTTAGTTCCTGCTTTGATTATGTCGGGTATTACTTTAATCGAATCAAACAAAAAAGCACCTGAAGAAGTTTTAGAAAGTGCTTGGGATGAATTTGGTTTATTTAGTTTTCAAATTGGAATAACAGATCCGGCAATTACAATTGGCATGGATCAAACCAAAAGTGAGGCAAAGCTCCGTGAATATTTAGAACATAATCTGTCAAGAGAAGCAAAACAAAAATATAAGATTTATGTATTCAAAGATGATATTGATAAATTGGAGAAAGAACATCGAGAGTATTTGCAAGCAAATAACCCCAATAAGTAAAACGCCCAGCACTTTATTAAGCTGGGCATTGTTTTCATTATTTAAATTGAATTTTTATAAGCATTAATTGCTTCGTTTCGCAGCAGCATATTATTTTTGTTAACCATACCTAAGTTATAAGTTTTTTTGATAATATCTAATACCTGTGAATCTAATGCAGAGAGATTGCCTCCCGGATTAAATCTTGATTTCCAATAATCTAAAGACTTATTTAGGTCAAATGAGCTTTTTTTGTTCTCAGGTTTAACTACCTCATTTTTCTCAAGTTTTTCACAGAATTTACTAAAACCAATTGATGAAGGAGTTGGGTTATTCCCTCCGTATCCTTCTGTAGCCAAACTGCAAAATGCTAAGAACTTTGGATCTTTAGTTACATCATAATTAGAAGTGCTAATCACCTGGTTCACTCTCTTTCAAAATCAATTTTTCGGCTGTAAACAAAAGTAGTGCCTGAGCTTAATGCTTTAATCTGTATAGAGTTATCTTGAAGTGCGTCCATTGGAATCTCAAAATATTTATCCCAGCCTATAACTACCTTATTCTGACCAAGAATGGCATCGGATTTATACATCCTAGCTGTACCATCATATAACAGATTTTTTCCATCTTTACCCGTGATAACTGTTAACTTTGTATACCCCATAAAACGAGCCTTAACGTGAAGTTTATCACCTTTTAAAACACTTGGAGCTTTGGTTTGACTAAAAGTGATGTTATCCCAAGCAAAATCGTTCCCGTCTGATGTAATCCCTGTAATTTGCAGATAATAAAGTGGTGTTGCTTCTGCTGCTTTGGCTTTTGTTGGATCAGTGTAAGCAAAAGCTACTACTGCTAGAAAAGCAAGCAGCACATACGTAATTCTTTTCTTCATTTCCTAAATCCTCCTTGGTAC